CTGGTGATGAATTGTTATCGCTTATTACGGAAAAATCACCTCCCAAAGCATTGTGCGCTATCTGTCTATTTGCATTTATATAACTATTAAATTTACCACTAGGCGAAGTCGTGCCGATTCCTACGTTTCCAGTATTAATATAACTGTTACCTCCATCAGTTCTTAACAAAACTTCGGTAACATCGCTATTGTTTTTCATTTGGAAATACGAATCATTAGAAGTCAAGTGACCTAAATGAAAAGTTTGTATTCCATTAGAATTATTTATTATAATACCTTCTTGACCACTACCAGCAACAATTTGCAATTTAGCACTAGGCGAATTTGTACCCAACCCAACATTTCCACTACTGTTCATCCAAAAGTGTGAAGCCGTAGTAGAATTTTGTCTAATAGCTAAAAGGTTTCCACTTGAACTAAACTGCGTGTAAGTTCCATCGTCAGTATCACGAAGTCTTAATTGGCTATTAGGTGCATCAATCTGAAGTTTATCAGAAGGCGTAGTCGTTCCGATTCCAATTTTACCTGCTGAATCAATAGTAAGCGCATCAACCCCATCTGCACTATTATTGTGCATCTTAATTCTAAATTTAGGGTCGCCATCTGTACCGTATCGCCAACCACTTAAAGAAACTCCATAGTTATCTACAAAAGAAGTTCCTAGCGTTATTGTTGTGTGTCCAGTTAAATTTGTAGTTGCAGCTGGATATAGCTTTAAGAAAGGTGTTGTAAATGGCGTTGATTGTTGCGCTTTCTGAATTGTAAGTGTTCCAGTTGTAGTGTCGTCTGCATCTGAACGTAAAAACTGTGTAGAATTTAACCCATCAAGCGTATCAGCATCTACGTTTAATCCATCAATATAGGTTTTAGTGATATAATCGCCTTTATTGTAGTTGGTTAGTATTGGCGTAAAACCAGTAGGCGAATTTAACTGTGCTGCAATACCATTACCTTCTGGGTCATCTGCAATAGAAAGCCAAACCTTATTTGATTGTTCAGGTTCGTATATTTCAAATGCTTCACCATTAGCACGAATACCTACTTCACCTGCTGAAGCTGCAACACCTCTAAATATTACACCGTGTGATAATGCGCCAGTATTATGGTCAATTATTAAATCACCGCCAACAGTAATGTTGTCAGGTCTAACCGCCATTATATCCTTAAAGTTCCCTGCGTTATCCCTTATAGTTGTGTAAAGCGTAGAATCACCTGAAGTACCTGCACGAACTAGTTTAATATCAGCCATTGCTGTACCAGTAGAAGGATAAACCCTAAACGACATTGAAGAATAAGCACCAACCGTATCGTTGTCATTTATGATTGTAAACTGACGATAAGTGTCAGTTAAATCTGTATTAGCTACAAATGTATTTGAACTATCTGTTGAAAGCGTTAAACCTAAATCAGCCCTTGTGCTTGTTCCGTTACCAATTAATGCAGTACCCTGAACATCTAAATCTGCATTTGTTGCAGTTGTAGATACGCCAAGACTTCCAGTAAATATTCCATCAACTCCTTGAACCTGCTTTGTAAGTAATCCTGAAGCAACAATACCTGCTGAATTATTGCCATCTGCTGCAAGCTTATCACCAACAAATTCATACCAAGCACCCATTGATTGCCCATTAACTGAATAAGCAGTATTACTATCGTTGTGCGTTATATAGTTGTCATCGCCTGCTGCGTCATTTAGAAATACTAGTTTAGGCGTTACTACCTTTGAAGTTGAATACGTTATTCCAGTAGATATATCAGGGTCTGTTCCATCTAGCAACGATGCTGCTGAACCAACGTGAAGTGTCCCAAAAACAATCGTGTCAGGGTTTGTTCCTGCGCCTATCTTTAAACCAGTATCGTCATTATTGTCGCCTCCAATTATAATATCGTGAAAAGTAGCAGCTACCTCATCGTAATTGTAAATTCTAGGATATGAACCTGAAGATTGATTTACGGTTAATCGTTGGTTTGTATTCGTGCTATTAAAGATATTTAATCCTGCACCGCCAGTAATAGATATTGAATTATCAGTAGAAGCACCGTTATCAGTTACATCTTGAAGGTCTAAATCACCACCTCCACTTGCTGCTGCCCAACTTAAATCACCTGAACCATCAGTAGTAAGTACTTGTCCTGCTGTACCATCTCCTACAGGTAAGCTATAGGTATCATTGATTCTAACTCTACCAGTAGAAGTTGCACCAATCTTGGCAGTATCTATATCACTAGCACTAGCATAATGTAAAAAGCTAACAGAATCAGCAGCATAGGTAGCTTCGTAGTAAGTACCAAAACCACCACCATCTTTACGCATTTTAAGGTCGTGTTCAGTATATACTCCTGGACTTCCATCAATGACCCAATCTAACTCTAGCGTACTTCCATTTATCTTTAGGAACGAATCGTTTAATATAGCGTTCGTTGTATCTCCATCTCCACCACCTACTTTTACATAAGGAATGTAGTCAGCAGCCATTGATTCAGAAAGTACTACATCATCAAAAGATGCCTCAATAGTATCTGAATCTGATTGCGTAAGCGTTAGCTTGAATCTATTATCTGTAGCAGAAAAGTCTGCGCTAGTGATTATATCGTTAGGGAATGTTACACCATCAGCAGTAAAGGTTCCTCCAACCTCTAAATCACCTGTGATTGATACACCTGTGTTTGAAGCCTCAAGGGCTTTAACACCTTCAGCAATAAGGCTAACCTTGTTATTAGTAGCCCTACCAACACCCGTGTTTGAATCACCACTAAAGGTGAAGTAAGGTACAGTAGAAGATATGGTGCTGCTACCAAGAAATTGTCTGCTTGAGTTGATTACTTGGTTTTCACCTATATATAAACTAGCGGTAGATAGTGCATTAGTAAAGGTAGAGAATTTGTCAGTATCCTCATCCCATAAGAACGAGGCATCAGGCTGATTACCTCTATTAACGTAGAATCCTGCATCCTCTGTTGGAGCAGTAGTAGATAGTATGTCAGCATTTAGCTGAATAATATTATCTCCAATATCAAGGTGAGTAGTGTTTATGTAAGTTGTAGTTCCTGAAACAGTAAGGTCACCTGCAACAACAAGATTACCATTTAGGTTTAAGTCATCAGAGTTTTCCCATCTAGTATTGGTAGCATTGTAAACTAGTATCTGATTATCAGCAGGGCTGTTTAGATATACATCGTGAAGTAATCCTAGATAAAGACCATTCTGCGCCCTAACAAATATAGTACCATTATTAGCATGTACATTAATAACAATGGCAACCTCTAAGTCTAACTCAGGGGCAACAGGAACTGTAGTCTGCCAAGCACCTGCTGTAGTAGCAGAAACATATAGCGTAGTACCTTCTGTATAAGCAGTAGTATCTAAACCTCTAATTTTACCAAAGGTGGTTACTTTACCATCCTCACCATTAGGAATAGACTCTGTAGTAACACCCAAGAAATATTTAGCCTCAATACTACCATCAGCAATCATTGGGGCAACAGTAAGCCTACCACTAGCACCTAGTGTGCCTGTTACATATACAGGTGTACCATCAGGAATAGTAGCTCCTGTTTGGTTCTTAACATGTACCTGAACCTCTTGACCTACCTGTAGCGTAGCACCATTTTGAATGATATCAATGGTTTCTTCGTCTGCGTTCCAAGACAATGTACCCTGCGTACCTGTACCACCTGTAAACTGAAGTGAATCAACAATAATATCAGCATCAGTATTTACAGTAATTGTCTTTGTTGATGGGGTATTAGCTATATTAATGTTATTTCCTCCTGAAAGGATAACATTACCATCTATGCCGTTAATAGAGCCTACACCTACTACACCTTCTCCTACATCCTTTTGAAGCTGTAATATAGCCTCTCTAACTGGGTCAAACTTGCTATTATTTGGTATTTTTGAAACGTCTACCGCCATGTGTATTTGAGTTTTTTGTACGCTCTTTTTCTAGGAACGCAATTAGCTTCCTAACATTTTCTTCTTTAGGTTTATACTTGCCTCTCTTATCCAAGATAGATGCCACCAAAGTTTACATCCCTATCAGGGTTCATATCTTCGTTAGCTGTGCTAGTATATTCAGGATATAGCGTGCTGTTGTGGTCCATATAATCCATAAACCTGCGAGCGTAAAACTCAGCAGTTTCTAAGGCTCTTCCTGCTAACATGTTTAGCTCATCCATTGATACATTGTCGCTGTTCTCTGAACGATGCTTATACACGCCTCCATTGCCTATTGAGAAGGCTGCAAATGGCATATAATCAGCTTGGGTGTACCATATTAACATAGGCTTTATATAAGTATCTACAAGCGTCTTATAATCCTCATTTCCTACGTCATCTAATTCGCCATCTACAATCAGTTGCTGTAGCTTCTTATATAGTTTACCACCTAGATAGTTTTGAATGTGTGTATCTTGAGCGACCTCAACAAACTGCACAATCTTATCAGGGTCTACATTACCGCTAATAATAGACTTCTTCTTGATGTCTGCTATGCTTACAAATAGTGCCTTGTTTGCCATAATTATTTAGTTGTTGGGTAAGCTCCTCCGTTTGGCATATCAACTGGTCTTACTGGCACTTCCTCTGGATTGTTTGGTGCTGTGTAGCCATCTGCTAATGCTTCATCTTCGCTTACTTGTGTTTTCTTTTTATATACTCTTTTCTCCCAGAAGTGATGGCAGTTCTTTCCGCCCTTGTATTTGAAAAGAGAGTAATTTCTACCCTTGTTCCCTAATTCCTTGTTTACACCTCTGAAAGACATTTGATTGATGTCCTCTAGTCTGTAGACAATATCCTTGTCTGTTAAAGCTTCCATTCTCTTACAGAAGTCTCTGCTGTTAGCAGACTTTCTAACAGGCATATACGCATAGCGTACTTTATAGCCCTTGTTATCTTGCTTGCTAGCGTCAGCTAGGTCTACTCTTTCTGTAGATACTAGCTCCCAGTCATCAGAAATTACTTCTCCGAACTCTTCTAGTTGCTCAAACAAATCTGCCATTTCCTCATCCTCAAGATGCTGAATTTCCTCTGGCTCTTGCTTAGATAGCTTCTCACCTGTCTCTTCTTCTCTCTTAATCTTAGTCTCAATGTTATCAAGCTCTGTGAACTCAATAGGCTGTAGAGTAACAAAGTAAAGGTTAAGGTAGATTTTGTTGAATGCAAGAATCTCGTTTAGCCCATCAATAATTTGCTGTTGGAACGGACGAATCACCATGTTATCCATGATAATAGACGCAGTTCTTAACTCCTCAGCATTGTTACCAAACCCTGTATTGTCCTTAATACCTAATAGGATTGGAGATACAATACGATGTCCAAGCATAATCTTTTCTCTAGACTCGTCTGCTAAGAATTGGTACTGAGCGTGCGCATCAGGTAAATGAATGGGGTCAATAGTCGCTTGGTCCTCCTGCGACTCGTTGAACGTAAGTATGAACTTACCTGCATTTGAACTTCCGCTAAATTTATCATATATCTTTCTTTCAATTAACTCTTGAGTTTCCTCGTTAGGGATTCCGTTGTTAAAATTAACGAGTAACGAAGGCTGTAAACCATTCTGAATATTGTTGATGTGGTAGTTTGCCACTTCTTCTTCAAGTTCAGCGTACTGAAGACAGCCATTATAATCCACAGGAGCATAGTAGTAAAATCCCGATTTGTAAGGTTTGAATATATAAAGTTCAATAACTTCACCTTTAGAGCCGTTACCGAATGTAGGAATGCGTTTAGGTTTATCACTAGGCTTTAGTTCTGACCATTTAGGATGATAGTAGTATGCTTCAATCTTGCCCTTCTTAGCTTTCTCTGCTCTCAATGTTTCCATTGGGAAGTGGCTAATCTGAGTAATGGCAGTCTTATTCTTATTGTAAATTACTTGCACAGCACCTTGACCAAGTAGCTTATAGTCATTCACTAGCTTACGCATGCAAGAAGGCTTAAGAAGTAGCTTCATCTTAGCGTACATCTCTGGCTTCTCCCTGCTATCTAGCGCATCTAGTCCTCTACCATAAATCATCTCGGTAATACCGTTGATACAACAAGCGTTTGTTGGACTTCCTAGATACTTCTCTATTAAAGACTCAAAGTAGTCTTGCCCATCGTCACCAGCAGTATATAGTACCCAATCCTTACGGTCATCTTCAATGATTTCAGGAGACTGATATCCACTTAAATTAACAACCTTGATGCTATTCTTATAGCTCTTAGGCTGTTGTACTGTGTTTACTAATTTAACTCTGTTTTTCATACTATAATACTATGTATTCGTCACCCTGATTTCTCTCTGTATAACGCTCTGGATATGCGAACACTTCTTTTTTGTTTGTCTTGCTTGTAATATACACCATATCTCTGTATAATACCTTAGTAGATGTATTAATCTCTAAAGTATATATCTGGTCTTCTTTTAACTCTATTGTTGGTGTCATGCTAACCTCTACATAGTTAGCGTCAATAGATAATGCCCAAGTAAATAAAATATTACTTTCTGACTTACCAGTACCATTCTCTGTTAAAGTAATAGAGGCTGCATCTAGGTCAGTAGCACTAAAAGACGATGGTATAATACTAATCGTCTGTTCTGTATCTGTAGGTAATAATCGTATCACAAAAGGATAACCTAAAGTGCTTAGTTTTGTTTTTATTAGGCACAAAAAAAGAGGGCTATTGCCCTCTCTCTTTATCTAACAAAACCTGTTATTAGCTGATAGAAGCCTCAGAAATGAAGTCACCATCAATGTAGTTAGCAGGCTTGCGCTCCATTGCTGTAAAAGTCAATGTGTAACCAGCAAGGTCTCCCATAGCAGCACCTGTTACAATACTACCGCCTGTTACGTCACAACCGTTTTCTTTACCAACTAACCAGAAGTTACTGTTATAGTCCTCTACCACGATGTGTGGACGACCAAAAGCAAGAAGTTTTACTTGTAGGTTATCCTCTTTGCTTAGTCTTGGTAGGGTAAGCTCTAATACTTGCTCAAAAGCAGTAGTTCCATTCTCTTTATTAGACTGGATGTTTTGCGTTAAAGAAGAAGCTCCGTTGTTGATGTCATACTTATAGAAAACATCAAGATTGAACGCAGTAGCTAAAATGCTGTCATCCGCTTCCTCAGTTACAGAGATTCCTCCGTAGTTTGCGAAGTAAACATTTTTGATACCACCGATTCCATCCTTACATGGTAACGCTCTTCCTTTTGTAATGTCACAACTCATAGTTTTATATTTTTTATTAAAAAAGGGCAGGCAGGCTTTGAGGCTTACCTACCCTTCTTATTTGTTAGTTAATTAGTTATTATAAAGATAGAAGAACTAGGTCAGAACCAACTCCGTACTGTACACCAGCAGTAAATCGCATGATAACTCGTACGTTTTGTGAACCATCTAGGTCAGCCATATCAATAACTTTAACTTCGTTGTGGTCAGAAAGTAGACCAGTACCGAAGTAAAGGTTAGAAGCCTCACCAGCAACGATGTGGTTAGCAGGCATTCCAGGAGCGTGCTGAATCTTAACACCATCAAAAGATAAAGCGTTTCCGTTGTCATACCAAAGCGCACCTTGCGCACCAACACCAGCAGCACCTAATCCTGAAGCTCCGAATCCACCTAGTGAACGGATGAATGCTTTGAATGCTACAGTTGGAACGTAGATAGTAAGGTCTTCTCTTCCGTAGATAGTAGAAGGAACTGAGTCAAGTACGCTCTCTAATAAAGTAGTGATGTTGTCTTTAGTGAATGCAGTTTCTGCACCAGCAGAAGCATCAATAACAGAAGCATCAGCAGCCATAAGAGTAGTGAAACCATCAAACTCACCAGCAGTAGCGTTTACACCACCCCAGATGTTTTGCTCTGTCTTCTCTGCTACTTTACCAGCAACATGAGCTACTAGGAAGTCAGCGAAGTTTGGAGGTAGTTGGTCAAATGCCCCTACACCCATTTGGATAGCCTCCCAGTCAGAACGGAAGTCTTTTTTACATAATTCAATGTTCACTTGGAACTCTTCTGGCTGAAGGATACGCTCTGTTAAAGTTACGTTTCCAGCATCAGTAAAGTCACATGAAGCATTGGCGATAAGTCCTGAAGTGTCAAGTTTCTTGATTACTTCTTTGTACTTAACATTTGGTTTAATGCTAATTGCATTTTCGTTCAGGGTCTTACCTGAAAGTAACGCTGCAGAGATATACTGTCCTGCAAATTCTCCAGCGTAAGTAGTTGTAATTGAAGTTGCCATTTTTTAGATATTGATTTTTACTTGTTAAACATTTTTTCGTAAACTACGCTCATTGTGTTGCGTGGTTTAGCTGATTTAAAGAAGTTTAGCTTTTCGGCTGCTTCTACTTCTGGGCTGTGTGCTAATGGTTCAGCAGCTGGCTCGTCAGCAGATAAGTCTACTTGCTCTTCTTTTGATAGTTCTTCAGCAGGAACTTCTGTTTCCATAGCCTCTGAACCCATTTTTTCTACGATGGCTTCATACATCGCTTTCATTTCTGCTAGTGCAGACTCAAACTCGTCTTTAGTAACGTATGCTACTTCTTCAGGAGCTTGCTCAACACTATCTTCAGCTGATTCTTCAGAAGACTCTTCGCCCTCTGCTAAAACAACCTCATCTTTTACTTCTACATCTTCTACAGCTAGTTCCACTTGCTCTTCAGCTTGTGGCTCTTCAGCAGAAAGTAGAACAGACTTTAGTTTGTCTACAATTTCACTTGCTTTCATAAATACTTAATTTATATTAGGTTAACTATTGATTACTAATGCTGTTGTATTTTCGCTAGATGCGACCTATACCTTGATTAATCATATTGCCATGACAGCACTTACGACTATACAGTCCATTTCTGCACAAACAAGCCTTTCTAGATTCTCTAGGACTTGTTCTACTTGGGTTATATCTGGTTCTACTTCTTCTTAACACAATTAGGAACTCTTTTACCATCTTTCATTTTCCAGCCATCTTGCTTATAGCCTTCCCAACAAAGGTCTACATCAATCTTTTCCAGTTCGTCCAATCCTTTTAACTTGGACTCTACCCAGTTTTTCATGCTTTTGCCTCCCCAAAGCAGATATGATATTGTACCGCATGCCTCTGGCTTTGATGCATCGTAATAGGCTTCTGCCCTGCTGAGATATGAGTAAATGCGTTTTAGGGTTGGTACTGTGAATTTCTCTTTTCTTGCGAGCTGTTGCGCTCTTACCTTGCCTACCTGAGTTGCGCATTTATTACCTAGTTCTTTGTTGCGTTTAATACCTAATTTAGCGTTGTTAGAGGCACTTTCTGGGTAGCCTCCATAAGATTCTAACTCTACCTCTTCTTCAAGGGCTGAGAGAGCCTCTAAAAGAGCATATTCCGCTTGTAGTTCCTCAAAACAATCTGCGCAAAGCTCCTCTTCAACGTCCTCTTTAGGTCTATTAGAGTCATCAGTAAAGTAACCCTCAATACTAAAACCTTTAACACGACCAGTCTTAACAAATTCTTCCCAAACTTCTTCATTATTTACTTTTACAGAGACCATCCAAGTCCCTTTAGGCATATTTAAGTTATAAAGTGCTGATTTATCTTTCTTCTCGTCCTCTACAATCCAAGATTCAACTACAGACATACCTTTTAGCTGGTATTCATGCTCTAGAGTTGAATTATTCTGATTTCCTCGTGCTAAAAACAGCTGTGAGGCTTTTCTAACGGTGTCTTCACTAAAAAATATCTCGTATTCGTCCCCTAACTCGTTTCTACGATAGATTTTCTTGTTAGGAATGAGTGCAGGACCCATTAGAATGCGTTTTTCGTTGTTTACCTCCGCTAATTGTATCTTTTGAGAGCTTAGAGCGATAAAATCTTCTTCAATAGCAGGGTTTTCTACTATTGAGATAGCCTGAATGCCTGATTCTAGGCTTTCCTCATCTATAAATAGTTCAAAGACTTCCATATAAGGATAACTTATTAGTTAATATTCGTTTTAAATTGACGCACCTTCTACAATTCGTCTGTCTAGTTCTTGTGCTGAGGTTACATCAGAAGAAACTACATAGGCTTTTACTGGTCTTTCCTCTACAGCAGCAATAGCTTCAGCAATCTGAGTCTGCGGTGTAGCTCCAACTACATTGAAGACTCTGTCTCCAGTACCACCTCCAGCACCTTGACTAGATAGGTTTGCAGTAGGCATAGCCTTAGCTGTAAACTGTTGTCTAGCAATCATAGCTACGTTAGCTAAACCAGCGGTAATTACAGCAATCATTCCAGCAATTCTAGCAAAAGAACCACCTTTAGTTTCTGCAAGTACACCTGTAGCAGCAGAGAATGTATCAACTACAGCCATTGCCATGTTAACAGCCTTCTCTTGCTCAAAGCGTTTCTTGTTAATTGCATTCTCTTTAGCAACAAGTTCTGCTTGGTTTCTAGCAATCTGTTGATTAATCTTGTCTCTTTCGTCAGCACTTAACTGCTCATTAGCCAGTCTAGCTCTTAGCTGGTCATTAAGCATGTTAGTTCTGTTAGTCTCTATAGCAATCTCTCTTTCAGCCTCAGCAGCAAATATGTCACCAAGAGTAGATAGCCCTGATTGAGCAGCAGATATAGCAGCTTCTATATTCTCCTGACTTACACCGAATGTGTCTACAAAGAAATTACGCTCGCCTTTTGACGCTTGTCTTTTTTGGAACTCACTAGTAACTGCTTCGCCAATCTTTTTAACTTCACCAGCAGCCCATTTCTCAGCCTCTGTTTTTTCAGGACCATCTATAAGGTCAAGTAATGATAACTTCTCTGCAAAAACACCATCTATCTTGCCACCAAACATTTCTAAAAGACCTGCTCTAAATCCTTCAGAAACTTCTTCGTTTAATGCTTTAAATAAAAGTCTGTACTTTTCCTCTATAGCATTTATTATAGTAGGGTCTTCTACACCTTCAAGGTCTTGCTCTCTTTGCTTAAATAACTGCTCACCTTTAAGCACAGAAAGTCTTTGATAATGTTCTTTAAAAGCCTCAAGGTCTTCGTCAAGAATAGCCTGTTCTACTAAACCTTCCTCTTCAGATATTTGCACATCAAGTAAATCAGATAATGCAGACTCTCTTTGCTTATCTAACTCAAGAAGTCTCTCTTTTTTCTTGATAGCATCGCTTAATGTTTTGTCTATCTCTGACTCTACTTCGTTTATTTGACCAACAGCTAAAACATTTTGTTTTAATATATCAGCCTTTCTACTTTCTTTTAAAGCAATTTGACTGGTAATCTGTAAAAGCTCTTGCTCGTTTTGCTTTATTACCTTAGCTCTATTAATACCACCGTAAGTCTTTTGATATACAATAGATTGTTCAAGCTCATCTTTTCTTTCTAGAAGACCAATCAATTCCTCCTCTATTCCCTTCGCTTTGTCTAGTCTTGCAGCAGCCTTAACCTCTTCTTGTTCCTTAAGAACAGCTAGGTCATAAGACTTCTGTAGAAGGTCGTTCTTTTCTTGCTCAGATATAGTTCCCTCTTGAAATAGCTTTACAATATCCTTATTTATTTTTGAGTAGTTCTTAAGTAAATTAAGTTCCTCATCGCTAGTTATAGCACCCTGTTTTTTTAGCTCTAATATCCTTTGTAAAAGGTCAGCTTGAGAAGCTAGGTCTATATTAAACTTAGATACTGCTTCTTTCGCTTTATTACTCTGTTGTGCAAAGTATGTAATTGCAGCAGTAACTACCTGAAAAGCAACAAGAACACCAGCAGGACCAATAAGTTGTCTACCTAACGCCTGAAGAGCTTTATTAAATCCACCAGCATTAGCTACAAGCGCAGCGAATAACGTACCTAACTGAGAAATGTTGTTTGTAACAGCAACAATACCAAAAGGTAAATCTGAAATAGTACGACCTAATTCAAAGGCAGCAGCACCAGCTAATCCAGATGCACGAGCCTGATTCTCTTGCAGTTTAGATAGCTCTCTTGTCTTTTGAGCAGCCTGCGTGCTAGCAGCATTTAAAGCAGAGGTTTCTTGAGTTATTTTTTGGTATCTATGCTCAAGACCCTTAATAACCATAGTCTGACGAAGCCACTCTTCATTGTTAGTAGCAGTAGCCTGTCTTTGTTGTTTAGCGTAAGCAATTTGCTGCTGTAAATGTTGAGCAGAGCCAAGAACAATCTCAGTATTCTTACCCATAGCGTCACCCATCTTCTGAGTAGCTGCTGCTGCTTGCTGAGTAGTTGATATCAGCTGTTTGATGCTAGTTACCGCCTTGCCATTAGCATCTATGAGCTTCTTGGTATCTACATCATATTTTAATATGATTGTTTTACTTACGTCTGCCATGTCTTCTTATCAGTTGTTTAGTTTCTTTAAAGTTTTGTGGTAGTTTGTTGCCTCCCTTTGCGAAGTCTATATCCTCATCACCTATCATCCAATCGTCTTGGTTGAGTATTTTAATTATATCTCTAAGCATAGTAGTTGATTAATTCAAAGTTTGCTCGTCCATCCTTAAGATTCACATCCATAGCATTGATTCTGTATCTTCTGCCGTTTATAACGATGATATCAGAAAGCTTAATCTCAATAATCTTAGCTACTGGAAGAACAGCACTTAGCTTTATGATTCTAGTACTTGGGTTAAATACGTTCTGTATGTATTTCTTATAGAAACGCTCAAACAAACTATTTTCAGCTAGAGTATTAGTGTACTCGTTAAGTTCCTCACTAAAGTGTAAACTGTTGCTTGTAGCGTTGTCTATATCCTCTACATTACAAGGCATGTTCATATAAGCATTATATGGAACAAAAGAAACCTCATCTCTTTTAACAAATCCGATAGGTACAGTCTGAGACGCTAAATCTACATAAGTAATTAGTGGCTTTCCTAAGTAAGCCTCCTCATTATCGTTTACATAGTACCCATACTGAATACCTGTCTGTAATGATAGGTTAGATAGGTCAAGTAGTCTTTCATACTTCATGTGACCGAAGTCTGGCTCTACCTTGTAAATAGGACCATCTAGGTTTCCTGTATCTGTATATTCTACACCACCCCATTCTACATCGCTTAAGTCTTGT